TGACCTGGAGAACCAACTGTTGGCGCACAAGAAGAGCCACTTCCTCCTCCTGCAAAATATCTTACATTACTTACTGGACCAGCTTCTCCATAAGATGGTGCTGTTGGACCAAAAGCTGAATCTGAAATAAATGAACCTATACCACCTGCAGCACCTATATGTGGACCTGGACTTGCAGAAGATGCTGCACCAGCACCTCCTCCGCCACCTCCTCCATTATTATTTCCTGGATAACCTGTTGAACCATTATTACCTTGTGGGGGACTAACTGGTGGGGTATTTCCTGATCCACCACCTCCACCTGATGTTCCTCCACCACCTGATCCACCATTTCCTCCTGTGCTATCGGGACCAGTTCCTGCTCCACCATTTCCTCCACCTGCAGAGCTAATTGAAAAAGCTGTTGATACACTACCACTTGCACCTTTTGTGTTAGATGATGGTGATTTTGCACCTCCTGCTCCGATTGTTATTGGGTATGACTGAACTGAAACTGTTACACCTGTTGGATTTGATAAAGGTGACATAACTGGTGCGGCAAGACAACCAACTGAATTTGATAATCTAAAACCTCCTGCACCTCCAGCACCACCCATATAAGCAGGACCTCCACCTGAACCACCTCCTGCACCTCCTCCTATAACTGTATAATCTATTGTAGTAGAACCTGATGGAAGTCCTGCATTTGTAACCACAAAGTTACTATCACCAGTAAAGACATGTGTTTTAAAATTTCCACAAGTTAAAATTGTACCACCTGTTGCTTCAACAAACGCATTTCCAGCAACTGTGTCATCTGTTTGTACATTTAACCAACCTTTTGTAGCATCTACATAAACCAAAGTAATTGAATCACCCTCTGTACTTAAAATAGCATCAACACAAACACCAGCAAGTTTTGAACCACCTCTTCCAATAGTTAAATTATTTGAATCAAAAGTATTTGCATAATCTTTAACAGCAATAATATCACCAGCAGATGGACTAGATGGTAAGGTAACTGTAACTGCACCTGAAGTAGTGTTTACAAAATATCCTTTGCCTGACTCACCTGTAAATGGACTTGTTTTAGCTGTTGTACACCAATCTACTGCACCAGTACGACCCATACCAACTGTTGATGCTCCAGTTGCTATCTGTACTGTTTTTCCTGATGAACCTAAAGTTAATGTTGAACCACATTGTACATCAACTGTATTTACTTCTATCTTACTCATACTATTACAACTGTTGCTCCTGATTCTATTGTTAATGTACCTGAAACTGTAAATGGTCCAGCAAATACTGCATTACTACTTGCCTCTATTCTAACATTTCTTTTTAGATCTTTTTTATGATAATTAATTACATTATCTGTGCCTGGTGTATTACCAACATAAAATACATAATCTTTTTGTTCCATTTATCCTCCTAAGATACATCTACTAATAAGCCAACTACAATATCACATAATCCACTAGAAGATGAAGATTGTGCTTTTAAGGAGTAACCTGTGGCTAATACATATTTTCCTCTTAAAATTTCTATCTTACTTGATGGTGGTATTGATACTGCTTTAGCTAATTTAAAATC